AGACCTCGAAGGCGAGATCGAAACGGAAGAGAATCGCATGCCAAGATTCCCAGAAGACAGAGGATAGGAGTAAACGATGGCAAACGAAAAACCGAAGGATTGGCTGGAACGAGCAACAGAAGGATTCGACGGCGCCGGAGGCGTGCAGACGGCGACCGTGCAGAGTCAAGCCGACAAGGACGCACTTCTGTTCGGCAAGTCCAAGGCCGGAGGCGAAGAGGACGGCGACGATACGTTCATCTTCGACGAGACCGACGAAGTAATCAAAAAGTACGGGCAAGGCATGTGGCGCACCGATGTTGTGGTAGGCGAGGGCGCGAACGCCAAAACTTTCCGGTACTGGGGCAAGTCGCGCACGGAAGTCACCAAGGCTCTCATCAAGGCCCAACAGAACGCCGTGCCGCTGATCGAGGAACAAAAGCGGAAACTCGCCGAGGTCGCAACCCTTCCTGCGCCTGCACGTTCCACTGTGACCTTGACTCCCGACACCAGACTTCCGTTTGACCCTATCGCCCGCCGCGCTCCACGCACGCTGACAGATGCCGAAATTCTCAATCTTGAGGAGATACGGCAGACCGACCCTCTCAAGTATCAGCGCATTGTGTTTGAGGCAGCGACAGGTTTGACCGTCGAAGCCTTCGGGCAAGCCGTGGATCGCGTGAACCAGAGCGACGCCAAGCGCATCGCAGACGAAGCCGCTTTCCAATTCCAAGCCGACCATGAAGAGGACTGGCTGGCTTCGCCGGGGAATACCGCGCTGATCGACGGCTACCTGAAAGAGCGCAAATGGCCCGTCACGCGCAACAACCTCGAAATTGCTTTCCAAGACCTAGTTGCACAGCGGAAACTGACGATGCCGCCTCCGGAGACCCCGGAGCCGCCACCTGTCACTCCGCAAGCCAACTTGGTCGAAGAAGTTGCTCCTCCGCCGCCACCTGTCTCGCCTAGCTCCTCCGCCGCTCCGCGGAGTCAAGCCAAGACCGAAGCAGACTTGGTGCGGGAGGCCGCCGTGGGTATCCGTGAAATGCCACTGGACGAAGCGCGTGCGTCACTCGCGGACGCATTTCGTCGGCAACGCGGAACTCGCTAGGTAGTTCCCGACTGGAAAAGAATCGCACGAGTCCCGTCTGAGCAACGAGGCAAGAGCGAGGACAGTCCCGAAGGGAGCGAACTAAAGCAGCGACAAAGACTTTGCGAACGAGCACTCTCACTCACGCGGCGACCCCGTAAAAGCGAGAACCCGCCATGCGCGCCGGTCGTAGTAGCTGCCCATCTTTCTGAGGAGAAGAGATGGCCTACACGCCGGCTTCTGTCCTCACGTCCACAAGCGGTCTGTCACATCTGGCAGCCGTGTACTACGATCGCGTGGCCGTCGAGAACCTGAAGCCAAATTTGCCGTTCGTAGCCGTCACTTCTCGACGGAAACTTCCCGACCGTAATGGCCGCACCATTCAGTTGTACGGCTACGACCTTCTCGCCGCGAACACCACTCCCGGCGCAGAAGGCACGGTTGGGACGGGCATCAATCCCACCACCAGCGTCCGCAACACCACGGTCAATCAGTTCTTTGACTTTGCGTCGTTCTCGGACATTCTGGTGGAAACGGCGATTGATCCCATCGTCGAGAACACCGCAGCGGAAATGGGCTTCCGCGCGGCGTTGACGGCCAACACTCTCGCCCGGTTGGAATTTGAAGCGGAAGCGACCGCCGACACGAGCATCGCTATCAGCGGCACCGATAACGAGTTCCTGTCTGCCTCGCTTGTACGCCAAGCTGTGTTTTCGCTCCGTGGGGCCGATGTGCGGCCGATGGCGGATGGGATGTTCCCCGGAATCATCCATCCGTTCCCGGCCTATGACCTGATGAACGACAATACCGCTGGCGGCGTGATCGACGTGATGAAGTACCACAAGGAAGGCAGCGAGGAGTTGCAGCGCGGCGTCCAAGGGTATCGAGTCATCGACATCTCAGGCATCCGCTTCATCGAGACAACCACTACCTCGACCTACTCCAGCTTCCCGTCCGGAAGCAAAACCGGCTACGGAACTTACGTCATCGGACAAGACGCAGTGTTTAGCGTTTCGTTAGGTGCCACTGAGATACCGGAGCAAAGGAACTATCAGATAATCGTCAGAAACTGGGAGCCCAGTGCCGCTGACCCGGCTCGTTTGGTGGGCGCTAGTTGCGCATACAATTTCAAATATGGAGTTCTGCGAGTCCCGCAGGCCGCCAGCCTACACCCGAGATTTAGGGTAGTCAAGACTGAGGCTTCCATATCCTGAGCGTTATCAATAACTTAGGATAATAAGTCTTATTGATTTACGGGGGTTGTGGTAAGATTAATTACCATGACCTCCGTACTTCAAACAGAGCCGACGAAAGTTTGCTCTACATGTAAAGAAGAAAAAGATGTTGCGACCAACTTTCACAAAAACAAAAACTACCGAGGCGGATACACCGCTCAATGCAAGGTTTGCCGCCTTGCAGCCATCAAGATTTGGAGAAAAAACAACCGCGATAAAGTACGCGCGATCAATAAACGCTACTATGCAACGGACAAAGGAAAGGCTCTCTGGAAAAGAGAACGAATCAAGCACGCCGAACGGCGGAGGAAATACATCGCTGGTTGGAGAGAGCGTAATCCGCACGTCATTGCCAAACATGCGTTGAATCGGCGCTTGAAACAGCGCAAGATGACGCAGGAGCAGTACGATGCACTGGTCAAGAAACAAAACAATCTGTGCGCGGTCTGCGGTCAGCCGGAGCGAGAAGGCGAGCAACTGGCAATCGACCACTGCCACAAGACGGACAAGAATCGCGGCTTGCTTTGCGAGCGCCACAACATGATGATGGGCTTGGCTGGCGATTCACCGGAGATTTTGAGGAAAGCAGCGGCTTACCTCGAAGAGTACGCAGTAGAAAGTGGCATTTCCTGAGTCCGAGTGTGAAGCGGATTCAATAACCTCTAGCGGCCCGCGGCGAGCCGGAATCGCCGCAACAAACATGCGAGTGCTCAACGACAACAATCAGTGGGTTGGAGACGGTCAGGTGATTGACGCTGAACCGAGAGTTTGGGATCGGCGTTATGGGCCTCATCCTTCCGAGAGGGAATGGAAGGAAATTGAGCGCATGTCCGATGAATTCGTGAAATCGGTTGTGAAGGAATTTAACGAGAGGAGAATCAACGTGGGGCAATTCAGAGTGGAAGTAACTGCGGTGGGCGGCCACGGCTGCCAGAGGAACGTAAAAGACGGGGAGCAGTTGCAGCAGTTTTGCGGCTCTCCTACCTGTCCTGACTGCGAGGCGCGAGAGTTTGTGCGCCGCTACAAGCGATTAGGTATGTCAGTGGAAGCAGCAACGCTCACTCACTGGCCGGGACAAACGACACAGGTTCAGGACGACCTGATAACCGGAAAGCGTACTGGGAGTTTTTGATGGATCAACAGTTTGAGACCGAGGCCACCGAGTTTCTCGAGGGTCTCGGTTTCAGCCGTGAGTCTATCGAGCGCATGCTGGCCGACTATCGGGTGCGCTGCGACGTGGAAGTGATGCTGGAGTTGGCCAAAAAGAAAGCGAAAGAATGAGTGGCGGTCAGCGACAAAATCGGCGGTATCCTGCTCTACCTTGTGCGGCACGGCAACGTCGCGGAGGACAAGGCAGGTGTAATTCGCGGCACGCTCAATCCCTCGCTCGACGCGAAAGGCGAGAAACAACGCGACGAGTTGGTGGACTATTTCAAAGACATCCCTTTATCGGGGATTGTTACCGACGACCTGGCGCGCACCCAGGAAACGGTACTGCCTATCGCGGAACAGAAGAACCTCGAATTGCAAATCGACATCGACTTGCGCAGTTGGGATGTCGGCGCGGATCTCGAGAACAAGAGCATCGAAGTCCACAAACAGGAAATTATCCGGCTAAAGACGCAGCCTTGGCTTGTTCCGGTCGGCGGCCAGAGTTGGGGCGAATATGAAGGACAGGCGCTTGAGGGTTTCTACCGCTACGTGCATCGAGGGATGGATAGCGCCTTCCCTTGGCTGGCCGGAGTACACGGATCGCTGGTTCAAGTGGTAGCGATGGAACTGAAACTAATGGAAAAGAAATACACATACGACGCTACGCCGATAGAGCCAAGCGGAATCATTGGCGTATACCTGACTCGCACGGGTCTCAAGTTGCGCATCCTGCGTGGCGACAAGGGCGGCTCCGATGAGTAACATCGTCATCGCCAACGAGTACACGCCCGTTTCGACGGCGTGCTATGGCTGGCAGACGCCCAAGAAAAAGAAAACACTGGTGCGTAAGGAACTGGTGAAGAAGAACCAGAAAAGCACTTGGGCGCGCGAGGGACTCGGAAAGACCGACACCTACTCCGGCGACCTGCTCTCGCAGATGCACGAACAGACCGACAAAGACCTAGCAAAATATCGCTTCCCCGACCAAGAGGATTTCAAGCAAGCCGAGCGGCGCATGGGCAAGCGCATGCTACACACCGAGTTCATTAAGAAAGTTTTGAGCCTCAACAAGCGCCTCATCTACGAGGACTCCATCTCCATGAAGGGCAGCGGCGCGTTTTATTTGATAAGGAATGGTGCAAACGGGCCGGAAAAAGTCTACACTGGCGCTTGCTTCCGCAAAGGCTGGCTGCCCGAGTGGACGATCATGAAGACGGATGCCGCTGACTTGCCGACCGGAGACGGTCTTACCTACGGATGGCGAGTCCCTCTCCAGCGCCTCATCCAGCAAAAGATTATTACATACCGCCAAGTAGCAAGAGTCTTTGGCACGGTGCTTCGCAACGATCTGTGCGGCCGCAACTGGCAGGCGCATGTCGGTGAGTTTATGAACTGAGGAGGATTTTCCATGGCGGTACTCGGAACAGCGGGTGCGGCTCAATCTTCCGGCGTTGGTCCGTGGTGCGAAGTGGCGGTTGCCGCTTCGGTCATCGCGGTTGCCATCACGGCTGTTGCGACGCACACCATCGTACTTCCCAACGCTCCAGCCTCACCTGGCATCGCGTCGGTGCTCAACCCCAACCTACCCATCGCGGTCACGCACCTTGCGACCGGGACGGGCGGCGGAATCCAGGGCGGATCGAATACCTTGCTTCCCACGTCGGTAGGCGTCTCGCAAGTCACGCTCGCTGGCACCCCCGGAACCGTAACCATCACCTATGCCAACCAGGCTGCCGCGTTCACCTTGACGACCGCGTGCCGCATTTTGCTTGTCCAAAACCAGGGCGTGTAGATACCCGTTGCGCTGACTTTGTGGTAGCATCTTTTGTGAGGTGCTCCATGAAAGAGTTGGTGCTAAGTAACACACGCAAAGTAGGTCTGGTAGACGACAAAGTTCATGAAAAAGCGATGGCTTACAGTAGGTGGCATTTGACTAAACAGAATTACATCCGCAGTAACCGTGGTGGCGGTTCATCGCGCCATGTGGAACGGCAGATTTTTCTGCACGAATTAGTCATTGGCGCATGCCCACCGCGAATGGAATGTGACCATCGAGACCTGAATCGACTCAACTACCAAAAGTACAATCTGAGGTTCATTCCGCGAACAGGAAATCAGCGACACAAAGGTTTAATCCAATCCAATAACACCAGTGGATTCCGAGGCGTCGTTCGTGTAAACATTCGCGGTTGGATACGTTGGATTGCTCAAATAAAGGTCGACAGCAAGCGAAAAGGACTTGGCTATTTCAAGACCGCAGAAGAAGCAGCGCGGGCGTATGATGAAGCAGCAAAGAAGTTTCATGGGAAGTTTGCAACACTGAATTTCCCGAAGGAGAACCAGCATGGCCAATAATGGCACCTTCCAAAAAGGCAATCAGTTGGCTGTGGCCGGAGAATGCAAGGCCCATGTGTATCTGCCTTCTTCGCAGAGCAAGGGCATTGTGGCGCAGACGCTTGCCGCGACCTCCACCACGGTTATTACCTTCTCCGTGCCGTTTCAGTTCAAGGGCAACGGAGCTGTCGAGGCATCGTTCCCGTTCGGACAGTCGTTTCAGAACTCGACTGGCCAGCCGTCCCTCGGCGAGACGTGGCTGACGCAGGCCACTTCTTACGCCGGGAAGACGAATCCGAGCGTGAATTTCCGCCTTATCAACTCCGCGGCGGCGGCAACCATCACGGCGGGAAGCGATCTGGTTATCACCCAGTTTTAATTTCTCGTTCAGTGAACGAGAAGCGAGGAAGAACATGCACATCCTCTGGAGTAAGGTCCGCATAGCGGAGCAACATCTGGAAGGTGACTGCCGCGATGTGGACAAGTTGAAAGTCGAGATTTACGGCGTCCGGCAAATCAGTGAAGACGAATCGAAAGATGTCTTCATGGATGTGCATCACGTCGTTTCGGTAAGCGACGGTACGCTGCGTATTTACGTTGATCTCTCAAAAGAAAACGCATGAGCGACTACCCACTCTCGACATTGGCTTACTTTACGGAATACGAAGGCCGTAAAGGTGTCGGGATAATTGTTCGTTGTCCGAACTGCGGTGCAGGTGGTGCCGCGTATTTTGCCAATCCTCTTGACGGTGGTTCTCCTCCGCCTTATGCGAGAGTGCAATGGCAACGTACTGGGGACACGCTCGAAACGCTCAGCCTCTCGCCAAGTTTTCTGATGATTGACCACTACCACAGTTGGATTCGTAACGGTATGCTCTCGGTTGATTCACCATTTGGACCTGAATGCGAAAGGATG